TGACATTATCAACTGTGATTGCTATCCTCTGGGTTAGAGGAATTAGTAACATGAAAGAAAAATATCCTGACTATAAAGGAGAAGATTTTCTTGCTGATTGGGATGATGATAAAGTACACACTGAAGACATATATTAAAATATGGAACCAGTATATCCTAAAGACAATGGTAGTTTAGCGCGAGCTAAAGAGGCGTTCCGTAAAAAGGTAGCTAATTGGAATTGGGAGGAGTATGATGAGAATGAATATCAAGGTAAAAGAAGAGGTCGTAAACCAAAAATAAAGGAAAAACCTAAAGCACAACCTAGAACAAAACATGAACATAAATTTTTTAACTATGGTTAATTTTATTAAAAACAACTCTAAGTATTTAACTATTAGTGGAGCATTTGCTTTACTTGTTATTTGTTATTTTCAACAAAAGGAAAATGCTAAATTGAGAAAACAAACTACAGTTGTTACTAACACTGATAGTTTAGTTAATGTTATTAAAACTCTTGAATATGAACGAGACTCATTGAGTATGGAATTGTTTCCAATAGAAATTGAGTTGGGACGTTATGAAGTAGCATTTCAAATTTTTTCTGAACGTAATCCTAAAGCAGCTGAACAGTACGCTGAGATTATTTCTAGTGAGACTGAATAAATTATCAATATTTATTATTGATTAACCTAAAACAGTGAACAATGAAAAAGTTAATTTTAACGTTGTGTTTTACTGCTTTATTTGGATTCACCCCTAGTATTGGAGGATATCTTATTCTTAATCCGATAGAAGAAAAAATAGAATCATTTATTAAAGAATGGTGGAATGTACCTTATGTTTATGGAGGTACAACTAAACGAGGGATTGATTGCTCAGCATTCACACAACGTTTTTATAAAGAAATATTCAATAAGAAAATACCTCGTACCGCTCGTAGTCAGTACCATGCTATGAATAAAGTAGAAAAAGATAGTATTCAAACAGGTGATTTAGTATTCTTTAGTAGTAAGTTAAGTCCAAGTGGATGGCATGTAGGAGTTTATTTATGGGATGGTGAGTTTGTGCACGCGGCTAATAGAAAAGATGATATTAAGATAAGTTGTTTATGGGATTCCGCTTATCAAAAATCTTTTAAGGGCGCGAGAAGATTTTAGTATATTTAAAATAAAATAAGGTTATGAATATCACTTATGATATGCTTGATACAGGCATAATGAGACTAAAGTTTAAGGATCATGTTATAGATGCTTTCAAGGATGATACTAAAGAAATACTTGACAAGTATATTCTTCCTATGATGGCCATGAATGAAAAATTTGTTTTAACTGGTAGTTTGTCTCTTAAATTGTTAGGTTTTGAACCAATTGATAAAGTTGGAGATATTGATATTGGATTGTTAGATACATTTACAGAAGAAGAGTGGATCGCATTTAAAAACTTCTTTGGATTAGTCAGCCATCAGTCTGAAATGTATAATCATAGTGAAACTGATTACCTTGATAAAAAATTTGATCCTAAAGCCCATATGTGGCAGTTTCATAAACAATGGTTTGTAGATGAAAGTGATTCAATACAACGACCAGTAAGACTTAAAATAGATATATTCAATGATGAGATACTTAGAAAAAGAGATATTATTGAAGTATATTTAGGTGATTTTCCACTTCGTTTAGTACATCCCAGCATCACATACAGTTATAGAATGAGATATGCTTTAGATGTTAGAGGTAATACAGCATTTAAATATTGGGAACGTATTAAATCATTCATGGATAATGCTAAAGAGTATTACACAACATTAAGAACATTATATAGAATGATAGCTCGTGTTTATGAACACAACACAGCTGTAGAGGGAAATAAAGAAAAAATAGAAAAATTAAGAGTATTAGTCAATAGAAGAGAAGAATATGCTGATAATTTCTTTGAAAAAGTATTTAAAGAAACAATTGATCCATTTACATTAACAATGGAAAGAGAAGCGGAGTTATTTGGTATGCAACAAGCTCTAAGAAACCAAAATCAAGACCAAATTAAAACAGTAAGTAAAATCACATTATGAACAAAGTAGAATTAATAGGTTACTACGGCTCAGATTTAGTTCATGCTCAATCAGCTTGGACATCAACATCTAGAGACATAACTGATGAAAAACGAGCTAGAGTAGGTAAACTACTTAAAATGTTAGCGAGTGAAGGACATCATACTCCGTTTGAGAAGTCATCACTACATTTTCTAGTAACAGTAGAGCAAGCAACTCATATTCATTTAATTAAACATCGTATTGGTGTTTCAGTTAATGGTGAGTCTGCTCGTTATAAGGAATTAAAAGAAGACAAATACTATGTCCCTCAGGATTGGAATGACAGATGGATTACTGCATTACACAATTACACAGAGATGGGTAATAAGATGTATCATGACTGTTTAGAAGAGTTAACACCGATTCTAGGTCGTAAACGAGCTAAAGAATCAGCTCGCTTCTTCAAGACATTTAATTCACAGATCACAATGGATGTTATGTTTAACTGGCGTTCATTCTATCACTTTCAGAAATTAAGAAACAGTGAACATGCTCAGGTTGAAGTAAGACAATTGGCTCAGGATATGTTAGATCTAGTAAAGAATATTGAGGGTAATCCATTCAAGGAGACAATTGAGGCATTTGAATTAAATTAAGAAAACTTTAAGAAACTATTTTATTGAATTTGTTGAAAGAAGTAATCGTATAGATATAAAATATACAATTATGGAAACCAACAAAGCACTGCTAGACATTGTCTTTAGCCACAGAAACAAACAGTACGGCGCGTACGAGTTAAGATCAAATTACAGTAAGCGAATAATCAAATCCCTACTAATCACCCTTGGGTTAGCAGGTGCTTTGGTTTCCGCTTATGCGTTTAAGGATGATAAGGAATTTACTAAACCAATCTACACCACCACTGAAATAACAATTACTGAGGTTAAGGAAAAGGAAGTAAAACCACCACCACCTCCTCCTCCTAAGGAAATTCAAACTACCCAACCTAATACAGTTAAATTCACTGAACCAATTATAGTAACTGAACCGACTGATCCTATACCTGCTCAAATTGATATACGTGGATCTGAAATAGGAACAGTAAATATAAAAGGTGATACTTGTCTAATTGCTCCACTACCTGGAATAGATGGAGGTACTGGTATCATTGATGTACCTACTGAACCTGATATATTCGAACGTGTTGAGATTGAAGCTGAGTTTCCAGGCGGAGTAAATAAATGGAGACAATACTTAGAGAGAAACTTAAGAGTAGACAACGATATACCTGAAGGTACCTATGCTGTACTTATTCAATTTGTAGTAGATAAAGATGGCAACATTAGCGATGTAGTCGCGTTAACCGATCACGGCTACGGAATGGAAGACGAAGCTAAGCGAGTAATTAAACGTGGTCCTAAATGGAACCCGGCAATCCAGAACGGACGTGAAGTAAAAGCATACCGTAAACAGTTAATTACATTTCAAATAGGAGGAGAATAAGTTTTAACCCAAATAAAGTTTATATATTTAATTTAATGAAAACAGTAGTTATAGGAGATATTCATGGACGTTCAATATGGAAATTAATTGTCCATATGGAAAATCCTGATCGAGTTATTTTTATAGGTGATTACTTTGACTCATTCGATATTAAAGGAGGAGAACAATTAAATAATTTCTTAGACATACTTGAATATAAAAAATCAAGTGGTAAGGAAGTTGTGTTATTGATTGGTAATCATGATCATCATTATTATCCTGAAATAGGAGAAACTGGTACTAGTGGCTATCAAAAAATATTTAGTTATCAGATTGGGCCTGTTATTGATACTAATAGAGAACATCTACAAATAGCCTACCAAATGGATGAATACCTTTTCACTCACGCTGGTGTTAGTAGTGAGTTTATGGATCAAACATTTGGTGTTAATGGATGGAAAGTAGAAACCATAGTAGATGAGCTAAATGAAATGTTTATGTATCGCCCAGGAGTATTTTCATTTGATGGACTTGATCCTTATGGTGATGATACTTATCAAACACCACTTTGGATTAGACCTCGCTCATTAATGAAAGCTAATCGTAATACATTACGTACTCGTTTCATTCAAATAGTAGGTCATACTCAAGTTAAGAGTTTAGATTTAGTAGGCGCTGAAAAATCAGCTGGTGGTAGATATTATTTGATTGATTGTTTAGGTACTAGTGGTGAGTATATGATTATTGAAGATGGATTTATAACTAAAGGAACAACTAGATAATATGGCTCGTCGTAAAAAGAAAATGGTTGAGAAAGAAAAAGAGTTTATTGTTTATAGTGATCTAGGTTATTTCAAAGGGTTAGCTAATGGTGGTCAATTGGTTTGGACTCAAGATGAAAATGAAGCTAAACCATTAAGTCATCTTAATAAAGTACAAACAATAAAATTTTTGGCTCCTCGAGGAATTGAAGTTATATTTGAATATATATGAGTAAACATACACTTTGGGTTGAGAAATATAGACCTGACACACTAGAAGGTTATCTAGGTAATGAAGCTTTCATTGATGGATTAAAGGAATGGATTGATAAAAACAACTTTCCTAATCTATTATTGTTTGGTTCTCCAGGTACAGGTAAAACTACAGCTGCTAAATTAGTAGTTAAAAATATCAATTGTGATTTTCTATATTTGAACTGTAGTGATGAAAATGGTATTGATGTAATTAGGGATAAAGTAAAACAGTTTGCTTCATGCGCTACATTTAAACCACTTAAAGTAGTTATATTGGATGAAGCTGATTTCTTAACTATAAACGCTCAAGCAGCACTTAGAAATATTATTGAGTCATTTAGTTTAACTACTAGGTTTATTTTCACTTGTAATTATGCTGAACGTATTATTGATGCTTTACAATCACGACTAACATGTTTCCATTTAGCATCCTCTGATATCAAAGATGTAGCTAAACACTTGGTTAAAATACTTGACACTGAAGGTGTTAAATATGATAAGCAAGATATAGTTACCATTGTTAAAAAAACTTATCCTGATTTAAGACGAGCAATTAATATATTACAAAGTAATTCAGTTAAAGGTAAATTAACACTCACTGAAGTAATAGATAATAATTATATTGAACAGGTTATTGATGAGCTTAAATCTAAAAAGAAAACAGCATTTAATAATATTAGACAAATCATAGCTAATAATAATATAAATGATTTCACTGGATTGTATAAGTCATTACATGATCATTATTCATCTCCTGAAGCTACAATAGTTATAGAAGAATATATATTTCATTCAGTTACAATACCTGATAAAGAAATATGTTTCATGGCGTGTGTAAGCAAATTACTAAATTTATAATATGAGTCAAGAACAATTAAAATTAAACATTAGTTTAGATAAAACACAAGAAGTAGTTTGTGATGAATGTGGTCACAATGTGTTTCAAGAAGGTCTAATGTTACGTAAAGCAAGTAAGTTTTTAACAGGCACTACTCAAGATGCTCTTATTCCATTACCAGTGTTTAGTTGTGCTAAATGTGGTCATGTTAATACAGAGTTTTTGCCTGAACCTCTTAAACCAACTGAATGACGCTATTTGATTGGTTAAATGAAATAACATATCATAAACGTCCATGGACTACATTTACGGATGAAGATAAGGCTGAGTTTAATACTTATATGCTTAATCGTTTTATAAGCATGAACTCAAACTATATTGATGTTGTTAATTTAATTCAGCGTTATCCAGATTGTCCTAAAAGAAAGGTATATCAATTCTATTGTGATTTATTACCTAAACAAAAAGCATTCTTTAAATATATTAAAGCAAGCTCAAAGGATGATCCTGAAACAATCAAATCAATTGCTGAGTATTATCAATGTAGTACTCGTGAGGCAAAAGAATACATTAACATAGTAGATGTAAACAATATTAAAAATGTGCTTAACTTGGGGCAGTCAGGTACAAATAAAAAAAGGAGAAAAAAATCATGATTACATTTATTTTAGGTGTTTCGGCTACAGTTGTGGTTGGGATACTAGTTTGGTCCACTATTGAAATTAAAAATTCAAACAAACGTATCAAGCTAATTGAAAAGGAAAAAGAACAGTTATGGTTAGAAATTCAACATCGTTGTGATTCAATTGAACGTACATTAGATGAAATTCAACGTGAACTGTCTCGTTGAATTGATGAGAATTATAGTTACACTGACTCACGATTTGATAAATTTGCTAATACAATTGAACGTGACTACGTTTCAAAAGTAGATAAAGCAAGTAATACAATCAGTTATAATAATTAATAATTAACCCACTTGGCTGTCCCAATTAAGTCATTTAAATTTATTATATATGCAACACACCAAAGATAATATTACTAATCAAGTTATTGAGGATTTAAAAGCTAGAGCTGAACGTGGTTATAAAAAATATAACACAACATTAGGTGAGAACAATAAAGATGATTATATGAATCACTTATATGAAGAGTTATTAGATGCGGCTCAATATATTAAAAAGGAACAATCAACTATTCCAGATATTCAAAATCTAATTAAACAATATCCTAATGATGCTGATTTAGGAGAACAGATAAGACTAATCTATGGCAAAAAGTAAGCTGACTGAAATTGAACTTAAGGTAAAAACTCATCAGCTTAAAGAAGTTGATTACAGATATCAAAGTACAGTTTCTTACTCTCAATATTCAGTATGGCGTAAATGCCCTCATCAATGGTATTTACAATATGTTAAGAATTTAGCTCCATATCAAGCATCAATTCATACTATATTTGGAACTGCTATCCATGAGACAATGCAGCATTATTTAAAAGTAATGTATGAACAAAGTGGAGCAGCAGCTGATAGGGAAGATATAGTAGGGATGTTTAATGAACGTTTCAAGACAATATACAAAGAGGAATTTGAAAAAACAAAACAACACTTCTCATCTCCAGATGAAATGAGAGAGTTTTATGAGGATGGAATTAATATACTTGAGTGGTTTAAAAAACATCGTAATCAATTTTTTACTACTCGTAATGTTGTATTGTTAGGTATTGAAATGCCTTTAATGGTTGGTTTAACTAAAAATTTATTCCTTAAAGGTTATATTGATTTTGTATTATATGATAAAGATTTAGATAAAGTTTATATCTATGATATTAAAACATCTAGGTCTGGATGGAGTGATAAGGCTAAAAAGGATGAAATTAAATTAGCTCAGATATTACTTTATAAAGAATACTTCGCTAAACAATATAATATTGATATTGATAAAATTGAAGTTGAATTTTTCATATTGAAGAGAAAGATTTGGGAGAATGATGCTTTTGCTATACCTTATATTACTGAGTTTAAACCAGCTAGTGGTAAAATTAAACGTAAACAAGCAGCTGAAAAATTTAATATGTTTTTGACTGAATGTTTTGATAATGAAGGTAAACATGTAATTAAAGACTACTCTAAAATAGTAAGTAAAGATTCTTGTACTTATTGTCCATTCAATAATAATAAAGAACTTTGTGACAAGAATGTCGCTTTATAATTCTCATATATATTTATATACGAAAAATATAAATTATGGGAGATAATAAATTAACAAGTGTTAAAGTTAAAGATGACTTGTTTGAAGAATTTAAAGTGTTATGTGTTAGAACAAAGTTCTCACTTCAAAAATTAGTAGATAGGAGTATGTATTTGTATTTAACAGATGAAAACTATCGTAAACAACTTCACAATCAAACCAATTTAAACTTACCATCAGGTAGTCAAGCTTAAAATTTATAAAACGTTATGAAAGAAGGTTACATTCCACAAGCTCAAAGGAAAAAAATCTTATTACTTTGTGATGATATCAGAATGACATCTGGTATATCAACAATGGCTAGAGAAATTGTTATTGGTACTGCTCATCGCTTCAACTGGGTTAATGTTGGAGGGGCTATTAATCATCCAGATCAAGGGAAACGATTTGATTTAAATGCTGATACTAATACTCACGCTGGCATTAATGATGCTAATGTTGTTTTATATCCTATTAGTGGATATGGAGATCATCAATTAGTTAGGCATATGATTGAAATGGAAAAACCAGATGTGTTAATGATATTCACAGATCCAAGATATTGGATTTGGTTATTCCAAATTGAAAATGAAATTAGAAGAAAAATACCTATTGTTTATCTTAATATTTGGGATGATTACCCAGCGCCATTATACAATGAACCATATTATGAGTCATGTGATGGATTAATGGCTATATCAAAACAAACACTTAATATAAATAAATTAGTATTAGGAGATAAAGCTAAAAATAAAGTATTAGATTATGTACCACATGGTATAAATGAAAAAATGTTTTTCCCTATTGATGATAAAAAACAATTAGAACAAGTTAAGAAAAAGTTATTTGAAGGTAAAGATTATGATTTTGTTCTAATGTATAATTCTAGAAATATTAGACGTAAAATGACAGCGGATACATTAGCCGCGTTTAAATTATTTTTAGATAAACTACCTAAAGAAAAAGCTGATAAATGTGCTTTAGTATTACACACCCAGCCAGTTGATGAGCATGGAACTGATTTATATGCTGTTCGTGATATGTTATTTAATGAGGAACAATGTAACCAGGTTTATTTCTCAGATTTAAGAATACCAACTCAAGATTTAAATTTAGTATATAACATTTCAGACGCTGTTATATTATTAAGTTCAAATGAAGGATGGGGATTATCACTTACTGAAGGAATGATGTGTGGTAAAATGATTATAGCTAATGTGACGGGTGGTATGCAAGATCAAATGAGATTTGTTGATGAAGATGGTAAATGGATTGATTTTGATGCTGATTTTTGTTCTAATCACTTTGGTAAATATAAAACATGTGGTGATTGGGCTATACCAGTATTTCCAAGTAATATTAGTTTAGCAGGATCTGTACCTACACCTTATATATTTGATGATAGAGCTGATTTTAGAGATGCGGCTGATGCTATTATGAAAGTATATGAATTAGGAAAAGAAGAGCGTGAACATAGAGGTAAATTAGCTCGTGAGTGGGTAACATCAGATGAGTCAATGATGTCCTCTAACAATATGAGTAAAAATGTTATAAAACATATTGATAAAGTTTTGGCTACATGGGAACCAAGACATAAATTTGAGTTAATTAAAATTGAGTCACTTAAGAAAAAACATATTCGTCATAAATTAATGTATTAATAGTTATGAAACCATTATTAGTTATAAGTTGCCCAATCGAGACAATGTCTGGATATGGTGCTAGAAGTAGAGATATTGTAAAAGCACTTTTGAAACATGATAAGTATGACATTAAAATTATATCACAACGTTGGGGTATAACAACATGGAATGCTTTAGATTTAGATAATACTGAGGATAAAAAGATATATGATTTAATTTGGAGACAACCTCAACTCCCTCAACAACCTGATATTTGGATTCAAATCACTGTACCAAATGAATTTCAACCAATAGGAAAATATAATATTGGTATCACTGCGGGTATTGAAACTACAATTTGTGATCCAAGCTGGATTGAAGGGATTAATAGAATGAATTTAACATTAGTGTCATCAGAACATGCTAAACGAGTATTTGAACAATCATCATTTGAGCAGCGTGATAAAAACACTAATCAAGTTATAAAAATGATTAAATCAGAAAAACCAGTAGAAGTATTATTTGAGGGAGTTGATTTAAATAAATATTTTTATATTGACAATAATGATCTAGAAGAGACTGAATTAGTACAATCATTAGATGGTATTGAAGAGGATTTTTGTTTCTTATATGTTGGACATTGGCTACCAGGTATAGTAGGAGAAGATAGAAAAAACACTGGTTATACTATTAAGGCATTTTTAGAAACATTCAAAAATAAAAAGGGAACCAAACCAGCTTTAATTTTAAAAACTAGCCATTCAACTACTTCTATAATGGATAGAGAAGAAGTACTTAAAAAAATAGATGCTATTAGACAAACAGTTAAAGGTAATTTACCAAATATCTATCTATTACATGGTGATTTTGATGATACTGATATAAATAATTTATATAACCATGATAAAGTAAAAGCTATGGTTATGTTAACTAAAGGAGAAGGATACGGTAGACCATTACTTGAATTTAGTTTAACTAAAAAACCTATTATAGCTAGTAATTGGAGTGGACATATTGACTTTTTACACTCAGAATATAATGTTTTAGTAAATGGTACTTTAACTAATGTTCATCCATCAGCTGTAGTTCAAAATATGATATTACCTGAGTCACAGTGGTTTACTCCTAATGATGGAGAAGTAGCTGACGCATTTAAAAAAGTATATAATGATTATAAAAAATACTGTGAGTTAAGTAAACGTCAAGCTCATTACTCTAAAACTAATTTTTCATTTGATAAAATGGCTGATGTTTTAGATAGTATTTTAGAAAATAAAGTACCTAAACAAGTTGAACTTAAACTACCAACACTTAAAAAAGTTGAATTACCTAAACTTAAAAAGACAGAATAATGACAAGTAGAGATTTTGTTATTTGGCTTCGTGGATTTGTAACAGCAACTAATAACTATAATGTAACTCCAGCTCAATGGGATGCGTTAAAGGATAATTTGGATAAAGTAGATGATTTTGAATGGGAATGGAAATGGGATGAAGAACCAAATGATGCTTTAATTGAAGCCTCTAAAAAGTATAAAGAATTAACATCAGAAGAAAATAAAATATTTTAATATGGAAGATAAATTAGTAATATGCTCTCATTGTAATTCAGATGCTTGTTACCAACATATTCAACAAGGTATAACTATATGGAGTTGTATGGGATGTGGTTTCACAACTAATGAATTAATGATTGAAGAAAGTGAGTTAGTTAAAGAAACAGAAGAAGTAATGCCTGAGCTATATAAGGATATTAAATTTGTAGATGATCAAAAACGAGTTTGGTATCCAACTATTATTAATATTCAAGATAAAGGAACTGTGTTTGTGAATGGTACTGATAAAGAAACTTGGGGGTGGGCAGGCATTAAGGCTATTGAAACAACAGATGAAGAAAAAGAAAAATTTAAAGGAGCTACTCATAAATCAGATCCTAAATCATTAAAAACATTTGATAAAAAATCATTTGATGAGGCTTGCGCTTATATTGGTTTACTTTAAAATAATTTTATGTCAACAATTAGTTTTGCTATAACAGTTCATAATGAACATGCTGAGTTAGATCGTTTATTAAAACAGTTAGATAGTTTTATTCAAACTGATGATGAAGTACTTATTCAGTTAGACACCACATCCACAGATAAAGTTAAATCAGTAGTAGATAAATATGATTTTCAATCTATAACTTTTGGTTTAAATAATGATTTTGCTTCATTTAAAAATAATCTTAAAAGTAAATGTATTAAAGATTGGATATTTTTTATTGATGCTGATGAGTATTTAAGTGATAATTTAAAAAACAATATCCATTCTGTTTTAGAGATGAATAAAGGATTAGTTGATGTTATTGCTTTACCTCGTATTAACACAGTTGAAGGATTAACTCGTAGCCATATTGATAAATGGCGTTGGTTTGTAGATGATAAAGGATGGGTTAACTACCCAGACTATCAAATGCGTATCTGTATTAACAAATCAGAAATTAATTGGATAAATAAAGTACATGAGCGTCTATCTGGATGGAAGACAATAGCAAATTTACCCTCAGGATATGATTTAGTACATCCTAAAACAATTGAAAGACAAGAAAAACAAAATCAATTTTATAATACTTTATAACAATGAAAAATATACCTTTATTTAAAGTACATATGGCAGATACCGCCCCTGAAAAAGTAACCCAAGTTCTTAAAAGTGGGTTTATTGGTCAAGGGCCGGTAGTAGAAGAATTTGAAGAACACTTAAGAAAATATTTTAGACATGATAAAATATTAACTGTCAATGCTGCTACATCTGCTGAGCATTTAGCTTTACATATGCTTAAAAAACCATCAACCCATAATGTTGGAATAGATGGATACGCTATGTTTGAATCTAAATGGCCAGGAATGGAGGATGGAGATGAAGTATTAACTACAGCTTTAACTTGCACCGCTACTAATTGGCCTATATTAGCTAATAATTTCAAAATCAAATGGGTTGATATTGATCCAGAAACATTAAATATGGATTTAGATGACTTAGCTAGAAAAATTACTCCCAAAACAAAAGCTATATTTGTAGTACATTGGGGAGGCTACCCAATTGATTTAGACCGTTTGAAAGAAATTCAAAACCATGCTTATAGATTATATGGTTTCAAGCCAGCTATTATTGAGGATTGTGCTCATGCTATGGGCAGTAAATATAAGGGTAAATTAATTGGAACACATGGTAATATTTGTACTTTTAGTTTACAAGCTATTAAACATATTACTTCAGGTGATGGTGGATTATTATTTGTACCACATGATGAGTTATATAAAAGAGGTAAATTATTAAGGTGGTATGGTATTGATAGAGAAGGTAATCGTAAAGATTTTAGATGTGAAGCTAACATTCCAGAATGGGGATTTAAATTCCACATGAATGATATTAACGCTGCTATTGGTTTAGAAAATTTTAAATGTATTGATGATATAGTATCTAAACATAAAGCAAACGCTGCTTATTATGATAAAGAATTACAAGATATACCTGGTTTAACCTTACTTAAACGCCATGATGATAGAGAATCAGCGTTTTGGATTTATAGTATTTTAGTTGAACGTAAAGATGATTTCCAA